GTCTTGTTGGTAAGTAATGCACCACGAGCTTGACGATGTTCGTTTGAAAGTGCAACGTCTCCGTAAATTGGATCATCTACGTTTGTTACATCATTTTGCATAATGTCGATGATATTATCAAAGGCCGCGTTTGAGCGAGCAATTGCAGTAGAATCAGTTAATACTTCAGATGCGATTTTACCTTTTAGCCAAGTAATTGCACCAACAGTTTGTGTTAACTGTTCGTTAATAACTGCGTCAGCACCAACTGTACCAATGCGATAACCTTTACCTGTGTAATATGAGTTAACAGTAGAGTCTGTTAATACATCTCTTGCGACTGCATCAAGAATAAATCCTGTGTCACGCTCACATTTAGCTTTATCGTATGTGAAGTAATTATCTTCTAACCAAGCTGTAACTTCTGCCTGAAGATATGCTTTGTTCTTCTGAAGAATTCTGCTAGCATATACGCCTTGCGTTGTAGAACTAACCTTAACTACAGCACCTTCATCAGCACTTACAAAAGTATGAGCACCGGTGTATGTTCCAGCGTTACCAACGTTTACTGTAAGTGTGTCTGTTGTTACTGCACTAATTTCTAATGGTAACTTGTAAGCATAGTCTCCAATACGTGGTGACAAGTCAGTAGCAACACCGGTTCCAGGATCACAACTAAATTCAAAGCTTTGTGGCTGTAATTCAACATGATCTGCTGTAGTAAGATCGTGACCAGCTATAGTTATAACAAACTCTCCACTTACTGGATTGTATGTTGCATCAGTTGGTGTGAACGCTTTCTGAACCTTAGCAGCATCTGTAAAGTAAAGCGCGTTAGCATTGATACAATCAATTTCAGCACTTACGAATGTGTGGTTATTAGCATGACCGTTTGCATTGCCAACGTTTACAGTAATTGTATCAGCAGTTACTGATTTTACTCTAACTGGCTCTTTATAAGCAGGATGGTCGTATAATGGAGCAGCATCGGTACCTGTTACACCGCCAACATCGCAACTAAAGATCATTGACTCTGGAGCAATTTCAATCCACTTACCAACTGGTAAATCGTGATTTCCGATTGTGATTTCCATGTCACCAGATACTGGATTGTATGATGCAGTTTGTGGAGTAAACTTACCTTCCCACATATCAGCTTCACGAATCGCGTTAGCAGTTGCAGATACAAATGTATGTACTGATGTATCAGTTGACTCACCGACATTGATTGTGATCGTTGTTGCATCTCTATCAGAAATTGTAACTGGTTTCTTATAAGCAGGATGTCTTTTCTCTGCTTGAACAGCGTCAGTTGATGCTGATACAAAGGTATGAACTCCGCCACCATCTACAACTGAACCGACGTTCATATTAATGGTTGTACCATCAACACTATCAATTACGATTTGCTTCTTGTAGAAAGGGTGATGTGATTCAGGAGCAGGATGATTTGTTACGTTACCATCCAAAGTACATGTAAACACTAAGCTGCTTGGCTTGAATTCTACAAGATCACCAGCTTTAAGAGCATTTGTACCAATAGTTACACTAAACTCTCCGGTTTCTGGAACGTATGTAGCAGCAGTTGGAGTATAGTTAATGAACTGTGTTGTTGGATATGTGTGTTCTGTAACGTTGCTATCAAGTGCACAAGTAAACGTTAAGCTGTTAGGCTCAATGTAAACGTTATCACCGATGTTAAAGTCATGTGAACCAATTGTAAGTACTGTTGTACCTGAAGCCGGAGCATATACAGCATTTGAAGGAGTATACTTTTTGCCGTTATTATTAAGCAATCTAGTCATTTCATCAAAAGCTTGGTTAGCTCTATCTTCTGCAATCGTATTAGTAATTAGTGCTGCAGTTTCTGATTTCAGATAATTAACTGAACCAACTGTTTGGGTTAACTGATCAGTAACGCTTACCTCACCAGACTTAGTACGATATGCCGCACCAGTTTGGATTGAGTTGTAGTTTGTTCCAAGGATCATATCTCTTTGAACTGCAGGCAAGATATATTCTTCAGTATCTCTATGACATTTCTTGCTGTCGTAGAAGTAGAATTCTTGATCTACCCAGTCCATCATGTGATCTTGTATAAACTCTCTGTTAGCTTGTAGTTGCTTACGTGCATTTCTCTTATCAGCTGAGATTGCAACGTTATCAGAGAATGTAATCTGTTCGCCAATTACTGATACCGCATCAGCTTTAGCAGATACAAATCTGTGTTCGTAGTTAGCAGCAGTTAATCCTGGGTTAACAGTAATTGTGTTTGCTGATGTTTCAATGATTGGCAACGCAGCTAGATAAGCTTTTTCAGACGCTCTTGGGTGACTGATCTCAGTCTTGAAGTTATCGCTTGAGCATGTGAATGTGAAGCTTTCTTTTGCAAGATTTACATATCTACCAACTGTTAAGTCGTGAGTACCAATTGTTATAACCATGCGACCAGTTACTGGATCGTAAGTTGTTTTGGTTGGTGTATATTTTGCACCTGTGTTATTCAAAGCATTGATAATTGTATTGAATGATGAGTAAGCTTCAACTGCACCTTCTGGGCTTTCAACTTGTATAATGTTATCAGTAGTTTTGCGTAATCTTTCGAACGAAGCTACTGTTTCATTTCTTTGATTTTCAAGAGTTGTTCTTGCAGTATTAACATAATAAGCTAAACCAGTAGTTGTAGCGTTATAGTTAGTATCTAGCAACATATCAAACTTGGTTGCTGGCAAGATATATTCTTGGATATCACGTTCACACTTAGCACTGTCGTAAGCATAGAATTCAGAGTTATTATCAATCCAATCTACGAACTGATCAATAACGAATGCTCTGTTATCTTGTAATACTTCACGGGATGCAACAGCATCTTGATCACCAGTATCAGCGAACGTAATAGCATTAGCAGCTTCTACACCATTTTGAAGAATATTTAATGATTCATCTAAAGATGTGTTTAAGCGTGATAGCACTTCAGCATTTTGTTCTTGAGCAAAGATGTGATTGATTTCACCTTTGATATGCTCAATAGAACCAACAGTTTCAGTCATTTGATCGTTAACAACGATGTATGAGATAGGCGAACGATATGTGATACCGTTTAAACGTCCCCAATAGTTACTGTCTGTAGCAACATCGTAAGATGCACTATCAACAATTAATCCTGAATCTCTAAAGCACTTGTCTGCATTATAACCTTGATAACCAAGTCCTGGCGAACCATCAAACCCGGTTGTTGTGTTAGCAGTTAAGTAATCAACCACATTATCTACGATTGCTTGCTTGTTTTCTTCAAGAGAATCTGCAAAAGCTGTGTCACCAATTAATTCAACTTTGTTTGCGTTAGCCGGTCTAATAATAACTGTGCTACCGCGAGCTCGCATTGAGATGTCACCAAACTGTGAACCGGAGTTGTTCAGGGTCATCTGACCGCCATCTAGTGCAAAGAAAGCTTGGCGTGTAAAGATTGACAAGGAACCGATACCGTTAACACCAGCACCGTTTTTGGCAACGTAGCCTGTGCCGTTTTGAGTACGCGGTGTAAAACCAAAACATAATACGTATGTAAATAGCGAGTCAGTATCTAGTACTGCTCTGTCAGCTAATAGACAACCACCGCCACGACCAACTAGTCTGTTAGGGAAATCATCAATACCGATTGATTCAATTGTACCTGTACCGCCACGTTGAGCATAAAGGATGTCACCAATTTCTACGTTACCCTTAAGGTTTCTAACGTAAATTTGACGAGCTGAATCAATATCAGCAATGTAAGAAACATAACCTGTAGCACCAGACGAGAATGTTACTTCGTCATCAACTTCAAATTGCGCTTGAACACTGTGTCCAGCTGACATGTAGAATTCTTGACCTAAGTCGAGGATTGTACCTTTAGAGTTGAATGGATTCAAAGGTGGTTCAACATCCAAACGGTTAAAGTTTGAAAGCTGTGAGCTATCTCGAATATATGGAGAACGTCTTAACAAAGCACCTGGACGGTATGCAATAGCAAAACCACCTTCTGGTTGGTCAAAGTTATCTACTTCAAAGTTCATATAACCGAAACCTTGAACGTAGTTACCAGATCCAACTAGAATACCGTTAGTCTTTTCCCATCCCTTTTTCTTCTGAATAACTGTTGCATACTGACCTGCTGTTGAAGTCATTGAACAATCATCAGGTAACATGATTGGTTCATCAACATAGTAAGTACCAGGACCTACTGAGATGTGTACCGCGTTATTAATGTCGTTACGATCAAACAATCCACCAGCTTTTTGTAATGCAAGTTCTTCAGCACGCTTTAAAGTGCGCACTGGCTGTAGAATACTACCTTGATAACTATCATCGCCATCTGTTGCAACGTGAACTTTAAGAGATTTTTCTGTCTTTCTAGAAAACTCATCGTACAACTGACGGTAAGTCATTTTCTCTGTATCGCCAGTCTTGACGTTCTTCAGAGCAAAATAACTATCTTCGTCAAGCATCGGCTCAAATTGTTGTGTTAAATTCATATCAAAGTCAACAAGTTCTGACTGATTAATAGTTGAATTAGCAACAACTGATTCTGAGATATCAGAATTTTGAATAGTTGATCTTTGTTGTACTAGATCATCAGAAGTAGAACTTCCGATTGAGATATTTGTAGCAACAACAGTATCCATTGCACCAGTTAAGATTGCATTTTCTAATACGGGATTAGTGAATACGTTGTCAGAACCAGTACCATTTGAAAAGTCAGACTGTGTAATATTAACATTGTTTGCAGTGCTATCATTAAGAGCAGAAGACGTAATGGTAATATTATTAGCTGATGTATCGATGATTTCTGAATTGCTAATAAGTGTATCCCAAATTTGACCATTTGAGAATCTTGAATTAGTAATATCAACATCATCTAGATCAGTGTTAGTGATCTCTGAATTAGATATGAATGTATCGAACAGGAATGTGTTACCTGAGATAACAGAATCTGTAATTGAACCATTAGCAAACGTTGTTGTAACGATAGCACTATTCGAGATTAAAGCATCTTCGAGAACAAGCTCATCAATTACGATGTTTGTAAGAATTAGGTTGTTTGCTGTACCACCTTCGATGGTAACGTTATTATAAAACGAATCATCAATTGTTGAGTTGGTAAAGATGTTATTATTACCAGTTGAGTTATTTAACTCGCTTTGATCAACAATTGTGTTTGTGAATATGTTGTTGTTACCAGTACCGTCAGAAAAATCAGATGTAAGGATTGCAACGTTTGATACTTCTGTGGTAGTCATTGTACCACCAGAAATATCACTTGATACAATCTGTGAGTCGTCTATAGTACCGTTGTTGAAAATGTTACGGTCCATAATGTTATCTTCAATAGCTGAATTGAAGATTCTAACACCAGAAACTGATCCACCAGTGATTGTAATACTATCAAAGATTTCGTACTGAATCGCAGCAACAAGTTCTTTTCTAGTTATGTTTTTAGTACCGTCATCGCCTTGGATAAGGTTAACGATAACAAAAAGGTCTTCAGAGCGAGTATTGGCACCTTTAATTGGACCTAATTCTGAAATCTTTGACATGCGAGGATACCCTTATGTGTTTTCTTTTATTTATAAAAATCACGTGGAGGTCTGGGCTAGTTATGAGCCACTCTACGAAATTTATTTAAATATATTTATGACAAATCAATCGTCGTAGAAAGTAGATCCACTAGAGTTGTCCGCTGCTGTTTTTATTTATACTACTCGGTGCGCTAATCTTATTATACTTGGTGAACAATAAAATAACCTTGATCCTTGCTTACTTTTTTAGCAAACACTGTTGAAACACCTGCATCGATTGCGATATTATAGATTTCACGCGGGCCATTCCAGTCTTCGTATACGCCCATAACTTCTCTTTGATCTTCTGCTACTTTATTCCCAGAGTGGTCGTAGTAGTCGATTTTGTAGCAAGTATCGCGATGACTTCTGATGTAGTGTTTAGTTCCTAAAATTTCGTTTGTTGTAGTGTTGATATAGTAACCTAAGTTCTCATGCCAATCTTCTACATCATCACCGATTTTAGAACCTGCCGGGATATTTTGTGGTTGGTTTTTGTAAATTCTTAATGAGTCAGTGCCGATACTTAATAAGTCTGCACACACGAATGCAACATCAATTTTATAAGCAGCCGAGTACCATTCAGGACCAAGCACGTATCCAATCAGTTCTTCAAACTTGGCTTGGTATTCTTCACCTCTTTGGTGCATAATAAGTCCAACACTAAACTCGTCTTGTCTTCGAGTGAAAACAAGAGAATGGATCATATCATTTGGAACAATATCTAAAGCTCTATCTAAAGATGGATAAAACCCTTTAAACTTTTGCATATTCATATCACGTTCCTCAAACTACTTTTGTAGTGGTTATAGCACCACTATTTGTTAAACTAATTTCGAATACGTGGTTTTTAATCCTAAGCGCTTCAGTACCAGTATTTGCATTAGGCTGAAATACACCATCTGAAATCGCGTTTCCTGCGGTGTTGACTTGTGGCTTTGTTAATGTATTAATATTATAGAGCATAGCTCCTGGATTTCCGTCACCACCGCCATAGTTACCGCCAGTGCCGTTTTGACCACCGCCTCCGAGAACTATATAATATTTTACACCAGAAACCAACTCGTAAACGTGTGTTAAGGATGCACCTGTGTTTCCTCCAGTACCAGCTTCGCCTGGAAGATCGTTATTATAACCACCATATGAACCCGAGCCTTCATCACCACCGCCACCGCCACCTGCAGCACCCCAATTTCCCCAAGGTGCGCTTGCTCCTGCTGCGTTAGCTGCGCCACCAGCACCACCTGCACCAAAATCTGAGCTAGCTCCAGCCGTACCAAGAACAGTATCGTTACCATTTGCTATCTTCCCGCCGGCCCCACCAGTACAAATTACAGTATCGATATATTGTCCAGAGTTCACTAAAACATTGGATATAGTACCAGCTGATACAAGTTGATCATAAGTTGCTTTTGTTATAATACCAGTACTTCTTCCAGACGGTGCTCTTCCAGTTCCTGAATTATTTGCAAATCCGTTGCCGCCACCGCCGCCACCACCAAACATTAGTACACTAAATTGCACGGAAGCTCTTGCGGCGTAAAAATCTCCAAGAGAGATAGCGCCACTTGTAGGAATATTTTGGTTGTAAGTGTTATTAGATACGAATTTTGAGTTGCGGTAATACTCCTCAAGTCTGTGTGGTGCAGCGCCGCCAAATTCATCAACAATATCTGTTATTGATATTGTACCCGAAGATTTAATAGCCATATTATTTACCTACTTTTTCGTTCAATTCCTTGATCGCTTCAATTATTAATCCGATTATGTTTCCATGTCTTACGGCGTAGATTTCTTCTCCGGTATTTCCATCGATAGTTTTATAAACTGCTTCAGGTAAAACTTCTAAAAGCTCTTGTGCCATTACACCAGTCATTGGAGTATCGGGCTTATTTTTATAGTTAAACGTATAACCACCAAGTTGCTCAACTTTATTTAGAGCATTGGTAATTGGTTTAATATTTTCTTTTTGAGTACGATCTGAGACTGAACCGAATGCTGAAATATCACCCGTTGCAACAATTTGACCTTTCGCAGAAACCGCTACCGCAGTCCCACCAGAACCAAATGTAACGTTAGCCGCTGTACCTACTGACTGTCCGATAGCAACAACACCAGCAGTAACAGAAACACCCGTGCCGCCAGTTATAGCCGCTTGAGCTCTTGCATCTGTGAAATATTTGTTAGTGCCTTCTACAAGATTTGTCGTTTTATGGTTTGTTAATGAACTAACAGTACCAAGAACGTTACCTGTGAAGGTTGCTGGAATGTTTGCTGCAGGACCACCATTTTCAAAAACTTTATTACCTTCTGGATGATATACATCACCAGTAAAGTTTCCATCAAATGTTCCAGAGAAAGAACCAGTCGCAGTAGTAACCATTAAGTTATTTGCTGTAAGTTGATTTGTAACAATAGTATCAACAGTAATATCGGTATCAATAATAACACTTGGTACTGATAATACACCGGCAGGTGACAATGAAAACTGCCCGCCACTACCTTGATTAATTTGAAAATTAGCATTTGTACTATTGTCGTAACCAAGATCCCAAGCTGTTGTTCCGTCAGTATATCGGGTACGAGCACCCGTTGCTCCGTACGTAAACGTTGCAGCAATAGGAGATAACGCAGGAGTAACATTAATTGGCGAGGTGATGCCAATAGTAGCTGCCGGCGTTCTAGCTTCAAATTCATCCGTATGAAGAATATTAAATGCTATAACAGTATTTGCAGTGAATTCACCCAGTAAAGCAGCATCACCGGTAGTTGTATCACCAGTTACGGATGCTGTAAGTACAGAGTCTCTTACAAGGTCGGTAATTTCATTAGTTTTATCAAACCAATTTTGAAATGTCTGCGTTGTAACAATGTTTGCTATTAATGGTTTTGACATTTAATTATTCTCTATCTTATCTAAACGTTCGGTTATTGACACTAGGCATAGTTTAACTTCGGCGAGATCATCGGTCAGGCTTTTGACTTTACGATGTAAAGCTCTCTCTAACTTGTATTTATTAAGAGCAACCACATCAGTATTTAAAACTGCTTGTGTATTCTCGTCTCGGATTAAACTACGCTGGTTTATCATGTTAACGCGATTCCTCTGTAATCTTTCACAAAGGGTACGTTATGAATACTGTCGGCGATCATATCAATTCTGATTGCGAATTTTCTATATCCAACGAATGTACCTGCTGTGCTTGTGTAAGTAATAACACCAGAATCTTTGTTTGCGTCTGCAACTTTGTACCTAAACTCTTTATAATCATTTAGGTTAGAGGACGAAGAATATGTCTTAACACCTTCGAATAATTCTAGCTCAATCCAATCAACTGTATCAAAAGCTGCACTGTCTTGCATATGTTGTGGTTTAATATAAACTTTAATATCCGTACCGTTTGGTCTATAACCCGTAACTAACAAATTCATATCTTCTGCATCTAAGTCTTCCGCTAACTCAATAGTCTTGGAGATATACTTAGAAGTAGTAGCGGCATCATTAGTAGCTTTAAATTGATATGCTAACAACGTGGCCAATTCTAAATCAACAATAGGAGTTGAAGTAGCATTAGAGGAGTTAGTCATATTAACATTAATACTAAACGGTTTTGGGTTAATAAAGTTATTTGATTTACTGTAAATAACAACACCCTTATTAGTAAAGTGATTACTAGTACCAAACTTTAGTGGCATATTATATGTATTAATAACATTAGCAGGATCAGTAAATGTACCATTAATAGAAGTTGTTGTTGCAGAATCGTTTGCTTTCTGAATTAATGGTTGGATATAACTTAAATTGATATTATCAATTGTTCCGATAGTTCCATTGGTTCCACTAGTAAATCCAGTAAGTACATCAGCAGCTTCAAATCTCTTAGCCAATACAGACGAGCTTTGCTTTAGATGAAGTTCTGAAGCAGTGTACTTGTTGTAGTGAGAAATTATACCGGCAACGATTGGAAGACCCGTAGCATTTGCTCCATTGAATGAACATGGCTTGTCGGTAGTTATCTGTGTTGCACTATCAACACTTGCAACTCTAAATATATCTGTTCCGTTACTTACTCCGCCAGACGCGATTACACGAATATAATCACCAACTGCATAATCCGCTGAGAAGTCATTACCTGATTGAGTAAGAACATTAGTTCCTTGAACCATGCTTACTGTGTAACCAACATCTATTTGCTTATAAACAAATTCGCCAGCAGTAAATCTTCCATCCCAATCACTTAATGTAAAGAATTCGTGATCATCGTTTGTAAGTGTTACTGAACCAATTGCAGCATTAAAGTCGTGACGATAAAGAGTAAACTTAATATCTTCGTCTTGTACTGATTGCCAAGCTCTGTTGTTTGTAGATGTGAATAGAACACCGTCGCCCCAGTCCATATTAACTGATTGTCCTTGTGTAGATCCAGCAGTAAGATCTAATCCACCAACCTTAGATGTAAAGATTAAGTAATTAGGATCGTTAGCGTCTGGCTGTACAACAATTGCGTATTCTTTTTCAACATCCATTCTAACTGGAGCATCAAAATTAATTTCTGTTATTGATGTTGCGTCATCCGAAACACTAATATCAGAAGCAGCTATGTGCAACTTGGAGAATGGCAGAATAATTGAAGAAGGATAACCGTTTACAACTTCTCTTAAAGTAACTGTTGCACCGTTAATATCACTCTTTCTTTTAAAGTATAAATCTACCTTAGAGATAAACACTGTATTAGATCCACGACCCATGCCTTGTTTAATGAAGAATGTTTGTGCTAGAGGATCGAAACCACCTTCGCGACGTGTTGCGGTACGGGCAGCTAAGTTTCTAGATGTCGTAGTTTCTTCAATACCAAACTCTGGCATTCTTGTAGAAACCGTGGTTTTGCTTTGCGCAATATTGTAAGCGTGATATGCGATTTCGCCAATAGAAGTTGAAGCTGATCCAATTGCAGAGAACTGGTCAACGTCAACTACTGTTAATACTCTATCACCAACAAAGAACTGTCCCTGCGGGATAGTAAATATTGCTCTTAGAATTCCATCAGCGTCTGTTGACACTACAGCAGCTTTTGCACCAAAGCTTTGAACAGCACTTGCACGATCAGCTACTGGAGATCCTGGGGCGACATGAGCATTTACATCAACACCATCAAAGAAGAAATAATGTTGTGTGCTAGGACGCAAACCAGAGATAAACACTTTGATATCGCGTGATCTCATATACGGTTGGAATGCAACGTTAGTAACAAAATCACCAACTTGGTTTAGACCACCATCGTTTATTCCTAGCGAAGATATAGTACCAGCTTGTTCTCTAGGGAATGTTGTGGTTACTCTTGTTCCTCTGAACCACCCTCCGCCTCTTCTGCTTTCGACTCCTGCGCCTTCACTAATCTCACCCCATTCAGTGGTGCCAGTCATCGGCCAAGTTTCTTGCAAGTCTTGGAATACTGAAACTAAATCAATTTCTACTGGAACTGGGTTTTGTATTGTATCGTGAGCCATATCATGGCTTGGAGATATTTGAACATTACCGTCATACTTCCAGAAGTTAGATACACAGTTTCTAAAGTTTGTTGCGTATGGTTGACCCATTAATTTAATATTAGCATTTCTGCTTAGTGTTGCAATTTCAGCATCATTAACACTTGGGAAAATAGATGCGCTAGAGCTAGATGAATATTTTAAATCTAGTGGGAATGTATTAAGTGCTGGTGTAAGAATTTGCTTATCAAAGTGAATAGCAGCTCTGTAGTTTGGATCATCAGTATTAGCAATTTGTCCATCATTCATTGGATCAACAATGTAACCATTCTTAAATCTTGTTAACCCGTTTTCATCCAATATTAATAGATTTTCTGAACTTTGCTCTAATTGATTTAAGCTGACATAATATTCAAGACCTTTAATTCTTTTTTCGATCTTTTCAATATCTCGCATTGTATAGTTTGTAGTACCAACAGCTTTCAGTTGAACTGCGCAAGAGAATCTACCTTGTGCAGACGCTTCAGCTTGAGATAACGCAGGATATCCTGGGATATAAATTTCCGAAACAACTAGCTGGTCTGGACTTACTTTTGGTGTAATCGGATTCTGATCTTCTTCACCTTTAATAAGCTTGGCATCACCAAAAGAGTCAAAAGCGATAACATCAACGCGTGACAAGTAATTTTCAACGTCAGAAGTAATAGTAGATGCTAATGCAGGAACTGCATAGTTGCCGCTGAATGTTTTGTTATAAGAACCAACGGCTGCTGTAATAACTCCTGCAGCTCCTATACTAACATCAGTATAATCAACAAGTGGATCTTTATCAACATAAGGTCTAAAGTCAAAGCAATTTCTTAAACTATAACGCGCCCCGTTTGATCCAGTGTAAGTTTCAAGATCAGAAGATCTAATAAACCCGCCGGGCAACACTGTGGTTGCATCATCAATTGGATAACTATTAATTGTGAAGAAGTAATCGCCAGTAGAAGTATTGATTTCAAACACTCCAACCTGTACAATTAATTGTTGACCGTTTTGTGGCTGTGGACGACCTGGGATGTATTCCATGTACGAGATATCATAGAAGTGATCTGTCTGGTTTGTATTAAGCTTAAAACTGCTAGTAAAATCTGTTCCACCAGGGCCTGTAGTAACACTAATAAGCTTGTGAACATCAGGGAAACCTAAGCTGTACTTAGTAGTAGCTGTAGAATAATTTACTTTAACATATGGTTGCACGGCAGCTTTATTATGAGAATCTGCATTAGTCATACGCTTATTATAATACACTTCACCGCCGCCTGTAGAGCCTGATTGAAGCGTGAGAGTTAATACTGTGTTGTTTAAAGATTTTGCTACAGATACAACCGGAATAACTGTGTTTGAAGTATCAACAAAAATAATATCATTTTGGTCTAAACCAAAGTCTTCATCGATACCTGCAGTAAGCTCAATAACGTTACTTGTAACAGTAACTGAAGAATGAGACCTAACTGGAACAATAATATCGGTAAGCTGCTTAACGTAAGGAGTACCTATTTCGAAAACTAATGGAGAATTTTTGATGCTTTTAACTTTTGCGTTTGCCGCTACTGTAATCACACCAGAAGTACCAACAACACGAACAACCTCGTCAAACGAGTTGCTTCCAACCATTTTAACACCAAACAAATAAATCTTAGTTGGTGTAATGTTTCTAACGTAAGCTTCACCGATTTTACCGCTCAGTGTATTTTGCAGATCTACTGTACCGTAATTAATGTCTACTGTACCACTAATATCTACTATATCTAAATAAGAACCATAGTCAACAGATGTCGCTTGATTTTGTTGTACAGCAGTATCAGAAATTTGGTCTATAGTAAATGACATTTTGCCACTGTTTTCTACACGATAACCTTTAACATACGCTGTGCCTTTACCGACAAGTGCAGTTAATTCTGTACCTCGGCGATCCATATCAACTTTAAAGCTATCTAAAATGTAGTTGCCTGATTCTTCATATGTTCTTTTAGCAAGCTCATCAGCAATAGCATTAAACTGTGAAACGTCGCGCAAACTAACTGCTGAACCGTTTTGGTAGCGAATAAGCGTAAAGAACCCGGAATCAACATCAGAGATTGCAGTATCTTTAACTACAAGAGTTGGAACCATTCTAAGCCTATCAGCACCAGGAGCATTTTCGTTCTGTGATCCGTTTGCATTATCATATAGACTATTATCTTGTAAAGAACTAACTAAACTTTCAGTAACTTCGTAACCAACAGATAGATCATTTGGAACGTTGTTGTATTTAGAAACAACTAGTGTTTGATCTTCTGTAAATAAGAAATGACCTTTTTGGAATACAACACCCGCAGATGCTCTAATACCAAACGATTGTCCAACACAGTTTAAACCAGCAGTATCTGTAACGTTGATCTGCCAAATAGCAGCGTCTGCTCCAGCTCCACCATCTTGAAGTGCTGATACAAGAACAGAGCCGTTATACACGTATTTAGTTATTGTTAAATCTTCACCACTGACGAATGCTTTAACAGCACCAGAAGTGTTTAGGTAGTTAATAAAAAATGTATTAAGATTAGGCGGACGTGTTTCAAAACCGCGAGCTGCAGCAATGATGTTTGCTTTCAAGCCTGCCGCGTTTTGAACTTCATATACGACGTCAATATCTGTTAAGATGCCACCAATAATAGCTGTGCTTGGACCAGATACGTATTGCTCTACGTCAAACCCGGTTTTATCAGTGAGCTTTACGAATTGCAATCCGTTGAGATCGGTAAAGTTGCAACCCTTAATAATACTACCTTCTTGGTAGATATTATCACCGAATTGTTCAACTTGGTTTTGTAGAATCGTTTGAAGTTGTGTCAGCTCGCGCGCTTGAACGGCATAAGCTGGCTTAAACAGAATCTTATAGAACTGTTTTTCGACGTCAAAGTCATCAAAATATGGTGCAATATTTAAATTTGTGTTAATAGGCATCTATTTGAGTTCCTTAAAATTCCAAGACCAATTTATATTCTTCGCGTGAACTTGTCTCTCTTGTTAAAGGAAAGAAGTCTTCCATAAAGTATACGGTACCAGATCGTTGAGTGTATCGTGATTCAATAACATTATTGGCTACAGGTATATTTATCTGTATTCTCTGACCAGTAGAATTGATAAGATCTTGCGTGTAATCCAATGATATATCGTTGTTAGCAGTATTTATATGCGGACCCATATAGCTACATAAGTAAACAGTATTAGCTACGTCATCAATTTCGTGTACTCGTCCGCTGAACGTTGTATTGCTGTTAATATCTTTTTGCGTTACAATTCCATCTACAATAAGTTTTCCATAATCATCAGTAATAACTTGTACGCGGTTATCAAACACATCAGGCGAAGCAGTATTTGCTGTTTCAGGATCTGGAATAAACGTTGGATTCTTTAAAATACCAACTGCTGAATATGAGTTTGTTGCACCGATTTTATTATTATCAGTTTCAGTAATATAAGAATAAAGTAAAATATGACGGCAGTACATCTCGTCAATTAGATTAAAGTTGTGGCCGCCGAATGGAGAAATAACAGGTCTTAACACTGCTCTCACATCAATAGAATTAGCATCGTCTGGATCAAAATCAAAAGGAGGATCTATTACTGTTGCGGTAACATTATTATAGTTTTTACCTTCGCCACTATCACCAATAAGCTCAATGTTAGTAATTCTACCATCTACGATTCTTGGAATAGCAACAGCACCTATGCCATCGCCTTCAACTTTAATTGTTGGTAAGATCTTAAACGTAGAGTTAATAATTACTCCATCATTTTTAGGATCGCCGATTACTTTAATAGTTCCTCTATCAGACGCACCATCCCAAGTATAAGTATCAATAACATATGTGTAAGCAACGTTGTTTGGCGTATTTAGTGTGATAGTCATACCAGAATAATAGTTTTGAATCTCACTTAACTCGTTAGATCTTAAAAGTATAGTAAAGTCATTACCAGGAGGTCCAGCAACTATTCCACTTTCCAAATAAGGATAACCTGCGTTATCAATAAAATTCTCTACGAATATATCGCTTATTTCAGAACCAGTAACAATGTTATTTGCATCAGCGTTAGGATCCGGATTAATATCAAACGTTCCAACTAATGGAATAAATCCAGATGCGTTATATGCTTCAAACTGTTGTTCAGTCAGATAATACATAAACTTCCAAACATATCCGTCTGGCATTCTATAAATCTGTGCTGTAGTTTCTGGGTTATAGTTTGGTGGAGTTGTAGAATCTGCACCGTTGTTATTAGATAAACATTTATAAACTCTATAATCGCCAGAGTCGTTATTGTTCGGCCCAACTACAGAATAAAAGTTTGCTGATTCTAAATCAACAGTAGAATCGTATTGTGTATATGCAGCATCTTTTTGCCAAGGGTAATACTTTATCATAAACTTAACGTCGTCTTCAAATACTCTTTTACCAAAAACTATATTCTCTTGGAATTCGTTTTTACTATACACAGCGTTCACGCTCTGCACACGGTTCAATTCACCGATAACGGTTGAAGAAACCGCAAAGAAAAACTCGTTATCCAGAATATCCTGATAGAACATTCGTGTTACGTCGTTTTTTAATTTTGTAGTTAGTATATCTGCCATTTCACTTAACCTTAGCTTTTTTAATATTTATAAACAATTCTAGCCTCTTCTACGAATTCTAGAGCGAGGATAAGTAATTCCGGATGTTGGTCTTGTTTTAAAGTTTCTTACTGGAAAAGTACCGCCTACAGTTGGTCGCTGGTTAATCCATCTTAAATAACGATTAGCTGCACCTTGTAAACTGTTTGTATCCATAGGATCGTCTGTTCCAGTGTCTTGCATTTGATCTGTAGATGCTTTATTTATCAACCAAGCGTGTGCTTCGGTTTGAGTAATGTTTGGCCAAGATTCTGCTAATATAGCAACAACACCCGCAACCTGAGGTCCGGACATACTTGTCCCTTGATATTTACCAAGCTGATACGACCCGTTTCTTGCGTCACCAAGACCGCCGCTGTGTAAGCTGCTTTGTATTGCTTCACCTGCAGCAAAAATATCTACTTGACTGCCACAGTTTGAGAACGGAGCTTTATCTTCTTGTGTATCGTTTGATGTAGCGCCTACGTTAATGATAGGTGCGTAGCCAGCTCCAGAACCCGTACCTCTATTAAGCCAATAATTAAATGTAGATGTGCCAATATTATAAAAGTTATTATAATCTTGATCTGAACTGTTTACCGTCTTCCATGAATCGTTACCAGCTGACGCAACGATAATAATTCCATCATCTATCGCATCCTGCATATCAGCGTTACGAGAAGTAAAGCTATATGGAATACTCATTTGAACATTAGAAGAGGGAGCATAGCATCCTCGGGCTTGTAATTCTGCTTGTGTTAAATCACGACCTGGATCAAAAAGAACACCACGATAGTTTATTGCAGTTACATTAGCAATACCGTTTTCACCAATTGTGAGAGCTGACCCATAACTGTTGTTCGTGATAGTTGGATTACGTCTTCCGGTCTCGGGATTAATAGCCTTAGTTGCATGCCAGGCACGCATGTAGTCCCACATAAGGCTGCTAGAGAGTGAACTGGGGTTACTGCCGTATGGACTTATATTGTAAACATTAGCATCCCTGGCCCACCCCTGAGTGTTTCCAGCAACGGTTCCAGCAACGTGGCAGCCATGGTTATTATCATCTTCATCAGCAACATTTGTGTATGAACCCGCGCGATCGTACGTATATGTTCCATTAGAACCGCCGGATACTGTGTTAGTTAAAGAAAACCAATTAAACTGTTGTACTCTCGATCCGCCAGAACCGTCTGCGTTAACAGCCATTTCTGGATGTGCTGGATTTATATGGCCATCAACAATAATAACATCAACGTTTTTTCCACTGGCAGTAATAGTCAAGTTAGTCGATACTAAAGAAGTTCCGTTTGCTCCCCAGTTACTCCTATTAGTTTCTTCACTATTTCTCAACAAACCCCAGTTAAGATCTGAAGCATCACTACCCCAGCTTTTATCAAAATCGCCATTTGCAATTGTATACTGTGGTCTTGTAAGAAGATCAACAAGCGCTACTGAATCAGCGCCCATTACTCTATCATCTGACTTTATTAACTCTACTTCATCGTCTGTTAACATATAATGTGTGTTGCGACTAATTAATCTTCTATTCGCAACTTCGACAGATCTATCTGGAATGAATAGATTACCTCCAGGAGTTTCCATGTCTTCATAAAAACTTTCAAGATCTTCTTTTCTGTGAAGTGTAACAATCCATTCGTTGAGCATTTGTTAAGCCTCTAATTGCAGAAGATTAAGTGTTACAATTACTGCGCTTGTTGCTCCAGATTTATTAGTAACTCGGCATGGGATAGATGTTGTTGGTGTCGATTCAAGATTAAACCCGATAACGCCGGGAGATACTATAACTGTTTCAGCGCCTGCAGTAATTACTTCTGCAATAACGCCAGCATCTGGAGCAGGATCAGTACCCTCACCGCGTGAATTATCTGCAGTACGTGTAGCGCCGTTAGCATAAATCCTAACCCAAGCAGCCCTGTCTGTAGTAATTGTTAATAATGAATATGTTTTAAACCCAGTTAGATCAAGATCGCCACTTGCATCGTCTGCTAAAGAAGCAGTTGAACCGCTCGGTGATGTCCTTGAAGGTAATGAACCGCCGCCGCCACCGCCTGCATTTTGGAGCTCAACCCAAGCACCAGCGTGCGCAAAATATGCAGCACCTGTGCCGTGTACGTGAGCAAACATACCGTGATATGAACTTGCAACTGGTAAATCTTCTACTGCGTCGTATACGTTAGCAAACAGTACTTTATTTCCGCCCATGTCAAGATCAGCACCAACAACTGCTGCAATAGCATCTGCGTCATCATAATCACCGCCTGAAGCAACTGTAGTAAATGTAAACGCACCATCGCCATCTGTTGTAAGTACTTGACCATCTGTACCGTCTGCAATTCCAAGATCGGTTAGATCTGTTGGGACAGACGGTATTGTAATATCATCTATTAAGTCATAGACTTCAGTAAAGTTTGAGTTTGCTTTAACCATGGCAGAACGTATTGGGTCACCGGTTCCGTCATTAGCTTCTGTGCCGATGTTAATGATTAACTTAGCCATGTCTACTCCTATTAGTTTATATCTTATTTATTTAACTTTAGCCGTTGTCGACTGTGAAAGTAATTGTATCATCTACTGTGAATATGAGATTATCAGCCCGTACTGTTCTATCGCCTATTTCTTGATTAGGCCCAACAATAGGTGATCCGCCTGATATGTAATCATCTTTTCTGCTTAGTCTGAATCTAGAAGTTACTTTAGGACCTGTAAGACGATCGTAAACAAAATTCCCAAACATTTTAGATCCAGCAAGGTGCATTGTATCTTTTACAACGCTTTCATACTTGCTAATATCAATAGTTGATTTGATTACATACGAATATTCTTGATAGAAATCACTGTCTTGAATTTTCATTTTTCCATCATAGTATTCAAACACATTACTATCTGGGTTTGTCCAGTATCCGTTAATGTGAGAACTTTGGCTACCCCAGAATCCTGAAGTAATACCCTGTGAGTTTGCACGAAGAGTTGCCTGCGCTTGGCTTATTCCATCCGCATTAGTTAATTTAACGATTTCGTTATCAACATATCCAAAGCCAGAGTTTCTAATTTCAGCAGCGGCTATTCTGCCTTGTGAGAATAAAGTCTCGTTTCTGATAATAGCGTTTTCGCCAAATCTTTTGGTTGTGTAATTTCTTTCTACTGCAAGTACATCATACGCGTTACCTTTATGATTAAAGAAATCACTTGCGCCGGTTTTAAATCCGTAATAACTGTATGGCAATACATATAGTGCGCCTAGGTCACCGTTAATTCCGGTTATTAATCCAGTAGTTCCTGTCAATGGTTGATTGATAGTGTCACCAACCGAGAAAGAAGCACTATAGTTATCAACTAATATAACTTGTTCAAATCTTTCAAACGCAATCATTTGCTCGTCTACCGCGATACTAAACGTATCGTTGACGTAATCAGAACCTGGGTTAACGTTTTCAAACGATTTAATAGTACCAATGTCAAACGGGGTTAAGTCAAAAGCATCTTCTAAAGCAGTTGCTAAAACGACTGGACTTGCCGTCCCTGACATAGGAAGTAACGCTGGCGGAGAAGCATTATAATCTGCAGAGTTTAATGGTACGTTTAGAAAGTTTCCAATGATGTCAGTAATGAGAGTAACTGATTCGATGTTATCTAATTCTTCTACTTTAACATCAGTTAAAACGCCCGTGTTCGCGTATAACGCTCCAGGTGAACTATCGTTTAGTGCTGAGATAGTGAATATATCACCAACATCAGTAACCGCGTTAAACTCAGTAAGCGTAAAGTTTACAGTACGGCTAATTGTAGAAATATCTCTGCTAACATCAAACGAATTGCCCGGCTCCATTTTAACACCAACTGCAACCGAGTTTTGACCAATCACTGTACCTGAATTACCAGCAGTATCTTCTAATACTTCTAATACTTCAAATCTAAAATCTTCATTCGCTAAGACAATAACTTGGTTTGAAGCAAGCAATTTAGTGTTAGGAATTGTATAGCCAAATCCACCATCGTCTATATTATATTTTACGGTTCCAGTAAATTGAGCTTGCAATTCTGTAACAACAGCTTTGCCGCCTTTACCATATTTACTTGTAATATCAAGTACGTCACCGATGTTGTTTCCGGTGGTTCCACCCCAATCTAAATCTATTTCTAAAGAATCTGCAGAACCATTTAATCTACCAAAGGATACATCTTCGCCAGCAATTCGTGATATAATATCATCGTATCTTTGGAACTTACCTTTTGGATCTGAAATGTATATAATAGGAGTTAATGTTCCATTTAAATACACAAAGTTAATTTTATCTACAATAGCCTTTGCTTTGGAAATAGATCCATATATGTTACGGCTTAATAAATCTTTATATTCATACGCAACACCTGCAGCTGAAGAAAAGTTATTATTGTTTGGATACATTTGTAAATATACACCAGTCTGCCATACTGAATCAGAAGGCTTAAGCATATGTTTAGCAGGGTAACTTATTTGTACATCTGCTTCAAAGAACATTCTAAAGAATAAAGTTAAACCAGCTTCTGTACCTTTGCGTCGATACAAATCCATGATGTTACGTATAACAAATTTAGTTGTTTTATCGTCTTCTATTCTTGGCAATCCATTCATATATTTCTTTTGAAAATATATTACCATTTCAGAAAGTGTAGTTGCAATATCGCGGTATTCAAACATTCTACGAGTATTATAAACACCCATATTAGGTTCTGATTCTACAAATTTGTAATAATGTTCTACCATTGCAACTAGTTCAGCACCGTGCTCTTTATAATAAGCAGGGAACTGTTGCGCTATACTAAACGCTATATTTTTTTCTACTAAGTTGACGGTATTATCAGCCATTTACTTAACCTCTACCATATTGATAGTTACATCGGTATCTTGAATAATGAATATTCTTCCTGCCGGTGATTTAATATCATCATTAGCTGTTGTTGCCATTATTCTAATTCCTGCGCCCGCGTATCCTTCAGTTTGGAATCCGATAAGATTGACTTCGCCAGTTTCATAGTTAACAGTACCTGCGATTGGTTTAACAATCTGCGGGTTAACAAGATCTGAAGTAACAACCTGTATATTGCCAAGGCCATCATCTTGCAGATAAGAATCAACGTTATTAAACTGGAATACACCACTCACTACAGCTGGTTTATAATCAACAAATCCGTTAGAATCTTTAAACGGATAAGGCTTAACTAACTTAGCATAGAATTTAAACGATGGCGATACTGATACATTTAACGCTGGTGAATATACAATGTAAGGACATACTGATATTTCATTACTCAACACTGCAGTACTTGTAGCGTCAACTAACGAAGATAGTTTAGATAGTCTTAGTGTTGTATCAAAATCATCTAGATATGTCGTATTATAATTAGTAATAACTGTGCGTATTTCAGATTCTAATTGGCCCGATGATTTCTTAGTAATCTTAGGATCGTAAGAGATATTAGCGTTTACACAACCATACATAAATTGAGAATCTATGAACATTGGTTCGATACCAAGTGGACTTTTAGATTTTAAAAATGCAATATACGCTGAAGAAAGAACTGACGACAAACCTTCTCGACCTTCGCCAAGATAAACAGAAATAGCAACTTTACCATACTGAGGTGGATCTAATTCTTCACCACCGTACGCTGAAACCGCAGCAATTTCTGGGAAGTTCTGTTGCAATAGAACTTGGTAATCGCTTGTTGTAATTGCTCTTTCTTGTATTTGTAAAGACTTTGGAGCAAAGTATCTAATATTTTCTAATGATTCTCTTTCAGCACCACCGGCAGCAGCTTCAATAGTTTCTACCGTAATAGTTGAAGTAGCTAAG